AATAGGCGGCGATAATTGCGCCTCTACGTCTTTTTTACGCAGGCCTATAGTTTGCAGTAATCCCATAGGGGCATTATTGCCTAAAAGTCAAGTATAGGTTTACAGTTTGGGTTTGGGCGTGTCTAGGCGTATACCTTTGCCTCTGCTACAGGTTGCGCCAATATATGTATAACCATAGCAAGGCCAATAGGTATATCTACAGGCCCGGCAGACTTACGGCGCACGATACGCCAAGCATCTGGGGTCTGTTTAGCTGCGCAGTTAGCCATTTGTTGTATTAGCGCATCTTGCCCGCTATGGCGCAAGCGGTCATTTACTAAAGCATCGTACATATCGCTACAAGCGGTGTAAAAGGTCTGCCCCGATATATCGCGGGTCTGTACGCCTGCATTTTGTAGTCTTTGAGCAATACTGGCAGTAGTGTATTTGTCGTAGCAGACTAAACGCGGGTAATACATATCGGCCCATTTTTTAATACTAGCTGCTATTACTACTTCATCTACGGCTACCTGAGAGCTATAAGTTTCTAGTACTGCTACCCCTATTTTGCCGTTAGGTAATAGCTGGCCCATTACTAAGCTGGCATCACGCCGGCTAGGGCTAACGTCAAAGGCAAAAACAGTAAGCGGCCCGGGGCTCATTTTTAGGTTTATGTCGCTGCTATCCTCAACAGATCCAAACGGCCACGGGCTTTGTAAACTGTCTATCCATTGGCTAAGGCTTTCTGTCCTAAATTGCTCTGTAGTCTGCACCGTAAGCGCTTCTTGTAAAGTTTCCTCAGTTATTAGTATGCCTAGCGCCGGGTTAGCAGCTGCCCACGCTTTACGATCATCTAGGGCGCAAAATGGTGGGGCGCTATATTCGTAATAGCCTAAAGAGGGCGGCGGGTTACTCTGGCAGCGCTCCCGTAACTCATTAAGCGTAGTACTAAAGGCATCACCGGCATTACTAGCCATAAGTGTTTGACTATTAGGCCTAGCGCGGGTTACAGGTAAGGCAGCTGCGTAGGCTTCTTGATCTATTTCCCGTAACTCATCTATAAATAAAAAGTCAGCGCTAGCGCCGCGTGAGCTATCGCGGGTAGCAGCTCTAACATCTAACCTAGCCCCGCTTTTTAAAATTATGGCCTCATTACCATTAGTGTAAAGTATTTTTTTAAGGCTTTTTTTAAGTTCCGGGCTATCCTCTATGGCATTGGCTACCTCTCTAAAAGTAGTAAGGGCCATAGATCTAGCAGAGCTTATTACTATGTGGTTACGCTCATTGAACAAAAACAGGCCAGCTAAAATACGCATACGCGCTAAATGAGTCTTACCGTTTTGCCTAGCGCATATTGCCAAGTTTGTACGCCGGATAAACTGTTTATTTTTATCTATTGTAAGCATATCGTCTAAAACAAAGCGCTGCCACGGTAAAAGGGGCAAGCCTATGCGTTCTGCCAGCTCTGCAACCTCACCGCCGCGGCTAGGGCCTTGTAACAAAACGTTATGTAGCCGTGGTTGCACTAGCCCCCGTAAGGGCTGTTTAGGTTTGCTAGTCATTAGTCTAAGGGCTGTGCAGGTTGGCCCAAACAAGGGCCGCTTTGGGTGTTAATAGCCGTTATCGGGGAAATAACAGCAGAAAAGACAGGGGGGGTAGCCGTCTTGGCTAAAAAAACGCCTTGCGACTTATTGCCTTTTTGTACGTTACACCGCTTGCAACAGGCCACAGCGTTATCAAAGCTAAGCACTAGCTCTGGGGCTTTGCTTACAGGTATGACGTGATCTACTTGGTCTGCATCTGCTCCGCAGTAATAGCATACAAAGTTATCTCTAGCCAGTACTGTATTTCTAAACTTGTACCGATAAGCCCTGTTTACTCTAGGGTCGCCACGTTTAGACACGCTTAAACAGCTCCTCAGCCTCTACTTCAACGCAACCATAGCACCAAGCCTCATAATCTCTATACTTACTCCAGATAATTTCACTTTCATCACTAGGCAAACCGCAATTTTTGCAGATAATAATAGCCATTAGTACCAGCCTTTCTTATTATGATGACGTAACGCTTTACACGCATCACCCTTATAGATCCTATGGTTATCTATGTACTTTAGCCCTAAGTCTATCTGTTTGTAAGGGTTTGTTTCTTTCATATTTAATAGCTGTGGTATGCCATAAGCGCTACTGTTTTTATTTTTGGCTTTAGGCCGCCAATTACTTTCCTTAGTCCACAGCTTTTCAATACATACAAACTCTTTATATGAGCCTATCTTTATATGAGCATATATTTTATAGGCATCTATAGCGTTTATATCAGCCTTTACGGGTAAGGTCTGTAAAGATAGCAAGCCTAAGAATAGGCATAACTGTAGCCCTAGCTGTCGCAGCGTTCGCAAGCTAGCGCCCTTCGGGGCTTGCGTTCCGCGCAGACAGCGTACCGGATAGGTCAAGCATTTAGCGATTATGTGGATAACTTGAGCGGGGCTTGGGCGTGTTGTCCACAGGTTTTTAGCCCTTGTGGATAACTTAATTACGTACCTGCCGGGCTTTATCCACATCTACCAACGTTATATCCAATAACCCGCATCTAGTGCATTGTAAGCATTTAACGTTAGGCGGTAGGTGATCTGATACTACGCGCTCTAGCTGTAGCGTTACGGTTTTGCATTGGCGGCACTTAGCCTCAATATAAAGCATAGTTTTTAGCACCTTTCTAACCTATGATAACTGGCTTAAAGCAGCCCGGGTTATAGTTTTTTCTTTCTATAATTACCTTTAATTTAGTTCTTTCCGTACCCTCATCACCTGGCTTTTTATACAAAAATGGCTCTAAATCCAGTAATGCAGGTATAGGCAACATAAGTAAACCGTCTGTAAATCTAAAACAGACTCGGTGATAAGCTGTCGGTAGATCCTTAAAAATAGGCATACAGCTAAGCATTTGTATTTTAGAATAATCAAATAACACCGGGTCGCTACTAGGTTGATTAAGCCAGCGTAGCTCTAAATCACCTATGTAATTAGACCGCCCGCCTAAATCTCGTTCGTTTATGTGGTAATCACTTACATAAAACGCTGGGGTAGGTGTAAGTACCCACGGGTAGCAAGTAACTAAATAATTAGCTAATAATTGTTCGTGTTTCGTACTTGTATAACCGCCCTTAATTGGTATCACGGGCAGCCCTTTCAGTATCACTTAATAGCTCATCTGGTACAGGCTCACGCTCAATAATCGGGTCTAGGTTACGCCCGGCCTCTAATAAAACCTCTGCGTGGTCATCTGGCCTTAGCCATTTATCGCCATACTGCCTTAGCCATACAGGCTCACATTGATTAGCTTTTACCTTATCGGGGCATAAATAGCCTTTATATGGTTTATTTGTTTTGTTTGACGTGCCCTCAATTAGCACCCTATGCCCGTGTTTACATATTGGCGGCTCTGGCATTGGCTCAGCGCCTAGTTTGGCTTTTAGAGCGCTTATTGACTCAGCCGCGGTAGGTACTGCCCCACCTGCTCCGCGTGTCTGTAATGGGGCTTGTATGGCCTCTACCTTCTCCATATCTTGTCTTGTAGGCCTGCCAGCACCGCCCGGCGTTAGCAAGCCGATAACACGCCCATAGGCAGACGTTACGCAGTTTTCAACCCAAAAATTAGCATTTACGCCGCGGTCTGATCTAACCTCTAGCGCATAATCTACAGCGCTTGGTTTTTCGTCCTCATAATTTTTATACGCCTCAGCTCTAATTAAGATATAACCGTTTTTTAGATCTATATCCTCTATGTAGGCTATTAACCGTAACCCGGGAAACTCAGCCCGCGCTCTTTTAATTCTTGCGTTTACGTCCTCATACCCGTCTAAAAAGCTCATTTAGTTACCTCTTTAAGCGCTTTACCTATATTGCGCCCTCTTAGGTAACCGTCCCCGTGGCCTTCACGGTATCCCGTCCTATAGGCAGCTAACATAAATAAGCCTACTATTAGTACGGTTAAAGTAATTACTGCTATATCAGCTAACATATTTTACCCTTTGTTAAGGCTGATAAAACTACTACACTAAGTAGCCCTCTCAGCGTGTAGTAAAAGTATGAGCCCTAACACCGACATAAGGCAACGCGACACGCTAGCGCTTTAATCTGTCCTCTA